TCAATCTTCGTTTGCCAAATCCTTTATCAGCCGCCGCCCCTTGTCAGTAATCCGTAGACCGCGCAGATTGTCCCCGTACTCCGCATAACCGTTGTGGATGAAGCTGCCGTGACGGTGGCGATGCGAGATCATGTTGCCCACGATCTGTGTAAACCTCGAGTCGACACGACCCTTCAATATCATCGCGTCTTCTCCGGTTGGCTGAAATCGTTCGTCCAGATGCTCGATGATCTCGCGCGTCGTGGCCACCCCGTTGGGTTGCGCCGCCAAAAACATCAGCGTCGGAACAACCAGGTCCGATTCTCGTATGCGGCGCATATCGCCAATGACAGGCGACGCGGCCAAAGCTGTGTTGGCGGCCAGGTTATCGACGGATGACTGAACAACACGGGAAACCTCAGCCTGCGTCTCGGAGTGCCGTGCCGCCATCTCATTGCGCAGCGCCTCAGCCTCACGCCTGATCGCCTCGGTCTCGGACTTGAGGGCGGTTTCGATCTTCTCTTGCAAGATGCCCGCATCGAACCCACCCGCCGAGCGTGCCTCGATGGCCCTCACCACGTCCTCGGCGCTGGCGCCCTCGGGTAGGCCGAGCGCCGCCATGATCTCCTGCGGCAGCGCCGCCGCCTGAGACGGGCCCGGAAGTTTCGGATCGGGGATCAGGGGCGGCGGGTTATCAACGTCGGGCTTACCCCGGTAGACCGCCAGCACCACGCCTTGTTCGGCGATGTTGGATATCATCCAATCGTCGTTGTAGCTCTTCTGGCGGCCACCGATCGGGTTTTGCCAGCCGCGCAGCGTGTAGGCCTTGTCGCTCATCGCCGCCAGCCGCTTGATCGAGGCCTTGTGCTGGCGGTTCTTGAGCCACACGCGCAGGCCCGCCGCCAGCGGTGTATGGGGCGAGACCAGGCAGAAGTCGCCCTCCTCGATGCCCTCCGGGATCATCGAGGTCCCCTTGGCGATGGCATAGAACGAATCGGGATCGATCTCGCGAAGCCTCGTGGGCATCGGCAGATCCCGGAGTTGCTCCTCCTCCTCGAGATCGCGGCCGTCCATCGAGCACCTGGCGTAACTCCTGACCGGCATCCAGATATCCGGCTCGAAGGTCTCAAGGCCAGCGGTGGAGGGCAGGAGGGGGGCGGGCAATACCTCCTCTTTCGGATAGCCAACAATATCAGACGCGTTCTTTCCGAATAGCAGATAATCGAGCGATGCTCCGGTTTTCTTGGATACATCCACAATGACATTCAGCTTTGGAAGGCTCTTTCGGCTTTTCCAGTTTCCTAATGTTGATCGCCCGATACCAGACCGTTCACACAAGTCGCTTTCATTCGTCGCGCCATAAAGCTCCATGAGCCTTTGGATTAGTTGTTCAGTCGACAAAATTTCACGATTGTGTAATTCTGTGTTGACAGCATTTCCCATTTGGGTAATATCCAGTTCGATTACACAAACGAATAAATAATTGAGTACCTATAATGCCATTACCCCAAAAGGACAATGCCTCTCCTGCGACCCTGGAGCCGTCAGTGTATCTGTATCACGCGGTTCTTGGCGCTTTCCGCGCGCAAGGGAAAACATTCGCAAGCTGGTGCGACGCCAATGAGATCAATCGCGAGAACGCCCGCGCGGCCCTCCATGGGTTGTGGCGCGGCCCGAAGGCCAGCAAGGCGCTGGAGCGGATTATCGACGGCGCCGACCGCGAGACGGTCGTTTTCCTCCTGAAAAAGCGGAAGGCGGCGTAGCGATGGCGTTTCAAAACCTCCGCCGGTCCCTCTCGCTACTAATCTACCCGGAGTGGCTCTATGAGGCCCGCCCGGTCAGGCCGAAGACCATTGATCCCTACAGGAAATCGCGCCGCGCGGAACTTCTGAACCTTGCAGATACTTTCGTGAAGCATCACCGCTCGACGGTCAGAGGGTGCATGATTGGCCAGCGCAGCAGTCATGGCTATCTGATGCCTAATCGAACCGCCGAAGCCGTTGTTCGGTTCAAAAAGAACCCTGAAACCTGCCCCAACCTGCGGACCTATCGGGAGGGTTGCCAATGGTTTTCCGACCACTGGCTCGCGGATATTCCCCGTCCCGAGCCTGTTTCCGAGCTAGGGTTGGTTTCCGGTTCCGGGCCCGCCCGCGGACGGCGGGGCAAGAACAAGAGGAGGTCTGCGGCATGAGCAGTCTTGTTCCGGCGGGTTACGGTGATGTCGGGCCGCTTCCGTCGAGCTTAGCGGAGGTTGATGAGGAGCTTCGCACGTCTCGCGCCTTGCGCCGTGCGGTTTTGGTGGGCCACCGTGAGCGGTTGTTCCGGGACGCCAATCCCGGCTATGGCCGGGGCGGCGACCGCCGTTCGGCGGCTTACCGGGAAGAAACCAAAGCGCAAAAATTGCAGTTTGATTTCATGGCGGACGTGGCGGCTGTAACGGGGCTCCGCGAGCGTTCGATTTACCGCTGTTTGCGGATCGCCAAGCTGCCGCCTTCGGTGATCACGCGCATAGGCTGTATCGGTATTGCCGACAGCGAGGGTGAGCTGTATCGGCTGGCGTCGCTGGGCGGCGGGGATCTGGCTTATGCGGTCGATGCGCTGACCCGCAAGGACGACCCGGCGGAGACGGTGGCGGCGGCGCTGGCCGGGCGCGATCCGGACAGCGGGCGTCTCGATGATTTGAAGGGCGCCGGCTGGGACGAACTGAACGCGTTGTGGGCGGGTCTTTCAGAGGACCTGAAGCTTCTGTTTCTGGCCGCCCTCCGGGAGACCGGCGAGCTCGGCCGGCTGTTGGGTCAACTGGAGCCGCGCTGAGATGGCCGCGCTCAAGGAATGGTTTACCAACGCGGAGCTGGCGGCCCTTAACATTCCGGGTTTTTCCAAGACAAAACGTGGCGTCAACAAATGGTTTGCGGATCGCGGCCTGGACGCGCTGTATCCGGGCAAGGTTCGCCGCCGGGACGGCCGGGGTGGTGGGATCGAGCGTCATGTGACGCTGTTGCCGCGCCCGATCCGGGACTATCTGGCGATCCTCGAGTTGAAGACCGTGGGCGCGCCGGATATGCCGCCGGATACGCCGGGTGTAATTGGCGGCGCGGTGGACAGCGCCGATCTCCCGGATCTTTGCGGCGTGCCCGGGTTCGAGGGGCGGTTCGCGCCTTACGGCGGCGTGCGAGACATTCCCGAGCCGCCGTCACATGAGGCGGGCGCGTTGCGGCGCGATGCGATTTTGTTGCTTCTCAACTTCTGGGACATTTTCCGGAGCCGCTTCAAGGGTCCTGTGAAGACGGCGCGCCATGTGTTCGTCGCGCTTTACCGCAATGGCGGGATCGAGGGTTTTCCGGACTGGGCCTTGGCGGCGTTGACGTCGAGGAGCGGGCGCTTGAAGGGATCGAGTGTCACGACGTTGAAGAGCTGGGAGCGCCGCCGCCGCGAGGGGCGGTTTGGCGATCTTGCCGGCGATCACGGCAACCGCCGGGGCACGGGTGTCCTGGATGTGGCCGAGGGCGGCCGTGTCGCCGCGTTTATCGGGGCGCGGATCGTTGCGCTTCACGGGCATCTGACGGCCGATCACATCCGCGATCTGGTGCGCGGCGCGTTTGGCGAGGTTCTCAAGGCCGATGGCGCCGGCCGGCCGGTGCCGCCCTTGCGCACCTTTCAGCGGTTCATCGCCCAATGGAAGGAGACCCACGCCGAGGCGCTCTTGAAGATGACCGATCCGGACGGTTTCAAGAGCCGGATGCGGGTTTCCGGGGTCAACATGAACCATTGGGTGGCTCGTCCGAACCAGCTCTGGGAGGTTGACGCCTCGCCGGCCGACGTTCTTCTCACCGACGGGCGCTATTCGATCTACGCCGTCGTCGATATTTTCACCCGCCGCATGATGGTCAGCGTCACCAAGACGCCGAGGACGGCGGCGGTGTTGGTGTTGTTGCGCCGCGCTGTTCTGGCCTGGGGCGTGCCGGAGATCGTGCGGACCGACAACGGTCCGGATTTCATCAGTCATCAATTCAAGCGGGCGCTTTCCGGCCTTGGCGTTCACCAGGACATCACGGACCCCTTCGCGCCCGAGCAGAAGGGCACGGTGGAACGTCATATCGGCACCTTGCAGCGCGGCCTGATGCCGTTGCTGCCGGGCTTCATCGGTCACAACGTGGCGGACCGCAAGCAGATCGAGGCGCGCAGGAGCTTTGCCGAGCGGCTCGGCGAGAGCGACGAGGAGGCGTTCTGTGTGGCGCTCGGCCATGAAGAGTTCCAGGCGGCCATCGATCGATGGCTCGCCGCCAAGTACGAGCACAAGGCGCACGCCGGGCTCAAGGGGAAGACGCCTTTCGAGGCCGCCGCCGCATGGTCCGGCCCGATCCGCACGATCGAGAACGAACGCGCGCTCGACATGCTGCTGGCGCCGATCGCCGGCAAGAATGGCCGGCGCGTCGTCTCCAAGCACGGCATCAAGCTCGACCGGGCGCTTTTCATGGCGCCCGAGCTGGTGCCGGGAACCAACGTCTTTTGCCGCCACGACCCGGAAGACATGGGCCGCATTTACGTCTACTCGGCCGACGGACGGGAATTCATCTGCATTGCCGAGTGCCCCGAGCGGCTCGGCGCCGATCCGGGCCAGATGGTCCGCGCCATGCGCGCCGCCCAGGCCGAGCGTATCCGCGACGAGGTTGAGCCGCTGCGCCGCGAGATCCGCGCCATGAAGCCGCGCGACATGATCGACAGGGTATTGGAGGCCGCCGAACGCGACACGGACGGCCTGGCCGCCTTCCCGTCCCAAACGGAAGCCTATAGGTCGCCGGGCCTGGACGCGGCGGACGACGCAATGCGTCCCAAGCCTGAGCCCGCTCCCCTTACCGAAGACGCGCAGGCGGCTGCCGATGCGGCGTGGGAAGCGATGAACAGAGACGGCGATAACGGCAATGTCGTGCGCCTTGAGGGTCCCGTCGAGGCGGCCGGCGAGGCGCCGATGGACGATGCGGGTTTCGTCAGATGGGTGCGGGCCAACCCGGACAAGGCGACGGACGGCCAGAAGGAATACGCCGAGCGGATCATGAAGATCAGCCCGTCTCTCAGGATGCTCGTCGGATGAAGGGGAAAGGGCCGCGGCAAGGCGACGCCGCGGCCCTTCGGATAGTGGAGTCGAGATCAATCATGTACCGGAAATTCGTTCAGACGTCAAACGTCAGCCGCTTTCTGGCGGCCGCCGCCGCCATCGAGCAACGCACGGCGCCCGAGGCCTGCCTGGTTCTTGTTCAGGGCGATGCCGGCCACGGCAAGAGCCGCTGCGGCCAGGCCTGGGCGACCAACCAGGATGCGGCGATTTTCCTTCGCCTGAAGGCGGCCTGCACGCCCAAGTGGCTGCTTTCCGATCTCGTCCAGGAGCTCGGCGAGCAAGCGCCGGCGCATAGTTGCGAGGCGTTGTTCAACCAGGCGATCGGGTATCTTGCCAAGGACCCGCAACCGATCGTGGTTGACGAGGTTGAGAACGGGCTTGGCGAGATCAAGGTTCTGGAGACGATTAGGGACATCTCGGACCTGGTCTCGGTTCCGGTCATCTTCCTCGGGCGCGAGTACGTCTGGGGCAAGCTGCAACGCTACAAGCACTTCAAGACGCGGATCGGCGCCCGGGCCGATTTCTCGGCGCTTGACCGGGCCGATGTCCGCAAGTGCTTCGACACGCTTTGCGAGGTCGAGGTCGACGACGGCGTCATCGACGCGGTCGCTTCCCAGTCCGAGGGGCGCATCCGCGAGATCGTCAAGGCCATTGAGAACGTGGAGCGCCTTGGGTTCAAGGCCAACAGCCGGGTCGTGACCGGCGCCGCGGTGTCGGGCGAACCGCTCATCCACGATTGGCAGCGCAGTAAGCGGAAGGCGGCCTGATGCGCGGTCCGATGCAACGTCTCTTCGAGGCCCTGCCGCCGCCCGGCGCCGGCAAGACGGTGGCCCAATTGGCGGCGGAAACCGGCCTTCGGCGCAACAAGGTTTCCGAGTTCTGCTGCCGGCTGCGCCGGCGCGGCATGGCCGAGCGCCGCGAGACCGGCGTTTATCACCTGACGGCGGCGGGGCTTCAAGCCCGTTCCGCCGGCCAGCGCATCAAGCCGGGGCCGAACGGTCCCCTGACGGGCCGCCGCCGGCCGAAGCGGCGAACGGTTCGGGACAAGGCCTGGGCGGCTCTCCGTTCCCTGCGCAAGGCGACGGTGCCGGACTTGCTGACGATCATCGACGGCGCCGGCGAGAGCAACGTCGGCGTCTACTTGAGCCGCTTGCAAGCCGCCGGGTTCGTGCAGCCGCTCAAGGCGCGCGTTCCCGGCACGCATCCGGCATCGAACGGGTTCAAGCAGTGGCTGCTGATCCGCAACACGGGCCCGAAGGCGCCGGTCTTCAGCCGCAAGGAAAACGCCGTTTGGGATCCCAACACCGGCGAAGTGCACAAGCTGGGCGGGCCGCCATGAAGACGAGCGTTATCGAGCGCATCCGGGCCCTCTGGAACCCGCCACCCGATTGGCTCGAGGCGCTGGCCAAGGAGATCGACGCGACCTCGTTCAACGCCGCCGCGAAGCGTGTCGGCTACTCGCCCGCCGTTCTCCACGGCGTCATCAACGGCAACTACCCGGGCGACGTCGGCGGCGTTGAGAAGGCCGTGAGAGGAGCTTTGATGGCCTTCATGGTCGACTGTCCGGTCGATGGCGAGATCGCCGCCGACGTGTGCAGCCGCAACCAGCGGCGGCGGCTGACGACGACGAACCCCCGGCGCATCCGTCTTTACCGGCACTGCCACGGCGCCGGCGCCGTGCCCAAGTGCCCGCACAGCCGCATCGGAGGGGGAACATGATCTCGAACGACTTGAGGAATGTCGCCTTCCACCTGACCACCCGCGCGGGTGCCGGCGGACTGTCTGCTGACGATTGCGCCCAGGTTTCCCGCTGCCTTGAGGCCCTGGCCAAGGACGTCGCCACCCTGGAACTGCAGCCCGTGCCGGAGGCGCTGAAGGGCGATGACGCGGCGCTGGACGGGAACGTGACGGTCCTCGCAACTCATAGGAGGGCCTGAGCGATGCCGGTGCCTTCCTGCAGCCAGCCGGTAACGATCGGCGCCATCAAGCGCGTGGTGTGCGGTTACTATGGCGTCGCCCTCGACCAGATGATCGGGGCGCGCCGGGCGCGCCATATCGCCCGGCCGCGCCAGGTCGCGATGTACCTGGCGCGGCAAATGACCGGACGGTCTCTCCCCGAGATTGGCCGGCAATTCGGCAACCGCGACCATACGACGGTGATCCATGCCGACTTCACGATCGCGCGGCTGATCGAGAAAGACAGTGGCATGGCCCGCGACGTCGAGCGGATCACCAAGGAAGTCGTCGCGGCCGTCGAAGCCGGCGTTGCCGCCATCGAGGACATCGGGGAAGCAGCGAAGACGGCGGCGGCGGCCGTCGTCGCGCGGGCCAAGAACGATCCGGCACTTGCCGCGCAGGGGCCGTTGCGGGGGCTCCGCGGCATCCTTCGCGAAGGATACGGTGAGATGCCGGCCGCCCGCGGCAAGGATGCCGCCGGACGGGACATCGAGATCCTGGTGGCGCCGGATGGCTCCTGGTCGATCCTCCGGACCACGGACGATCTTGCCGTGATGATCGCGAGCGGAAGCGGTTGGCGCCGCACCCGCGCCCGCATCGCCGCGGAGGCTTTCCCGGAATGAGACGTCGCACCCGCATCCGCCTGCGCAACCGCCTTGCCTGGCTGGCCGGGATCTTCACCGGCCCCATCGAGGCCGTCTGGCGCGGCGTCATGAAGAGGATCGCCCCATGAGCATAGAGAAGATCGAAAAACTGGCCCGGCGGTATTCGGAGATCCGCGCCGATCTCGACGCGGCCGTCACCGGGATCGAGGACGAGATGGCCGCCATCCGCCGGGCGCGGATCGGCGACGTCAAGAAGCTTTCGGCCGAGGCGACGAAACGCCGGGGCGCACTATCCGCCGCGATCGAAGCGGCGCCCGAACTGTTCAACCGGCCCAAGAGCCGCGTTTTCCACGGTATCAAGCTGGGCTTCAAGAAACGGCCCGGCCGCATCGAATGGAAGGACGCCAAGGCCGTCATCGAACGGATCAGGAAGGCGTTTCCCGGCCGTACGAAGAGCCTCATCAAGTCGACCGAATCGCTGGTCAAGGCGGAGATCGCCAAGCTATCCGCCGCCGACTGCAAGCGCATCGGCGTTGAGGTTGTCGATCCTGGCGACGAAGTGTTCATCGCGCCCGTTCAGGGCGACGTCGAGCGGATCGCCGAGGCCCTCCTGGAGGAAGGCTCCAAATGACGGCCTGCCCGGTCAACGGCTGCACGGCAACGGTGAACCACGGCCATCTCATGTGCCGGCGTCACTGGCGGCGGGTGCCGAAGGCCATTCAAGCGCGAGTCTGGGAAACTTGGAGAACGGTCTCCCGGATGGCCCGAGACCGTGCAATCCCGGCCCGAGCGTTCGGCGAGGCCCGGACCCTGCACGGCATCGCCACGCGCGAGGCGATCGACGCCGTCGAAGCCAAGGAGAAGGACGAATCCCATGAGCGATGAATGGTGGAACGGCGTCCTTTGGGGCGCAGCCGGCGCGGCCTTCGTCTATGTACTAATCCTGGTTCTGGGTATTGCCGGGGGGTTGATGCCATGACGGCAACGCGCGTCGAGGACAACGGCATCGTAAAGACCCGTGTCGATACTACGGGGTTCCGTGTCGCGGCCACCGGTGACGGCCGGGTCCAGTTGCTGATTGGCGAGGAAGAACGCCCGGGTTTCCTGAAATGCGTGTTCGACCCACGGGCGGCCGTCCTTCTGGCGATGGAACTGGTCGAAACGGCGGAACCCCTGATCCTGCCGGAGGCGGAGCCATGTGGAACCGCATGATGAACGCGCTTTTGGTCATCGACAACGCCGTGCGGCGGCGCTGCCGGCATGCCCGCGACGGCGAGGAGCTGAAGGCGGCCATGCGCTGCCTCAGGGCCGGCGTCCTCAACGGTTCCGTCCAGGCCATGCCGGGGGACAAGCCGGACCCGGAGATCATGGTCGCCGCCTATATCGAGGCCGGCGGCGACTGGCAGGCCCTGGTCGGCGCCGTGAGCCGGCACAGCCTCGACGGTTCGACGCGGAGGGACGCCGGATGAACGGGAGCCTTTTCCCACACCTCGAGGGCGTCGACCCGGCGCCGGCCTTCGCAACGCTGGAGGAGCAGGCGAAGGCTGCCGAGTGCTGGGAGACGGACCCCTGGGCGGCGGACGTCATCCTCGATCACGAGCTCCTGACGCCGTGCGTCGTCGATCCCAGTTGCGGTACCGGCACCCTGACCGAGGCAGCCAGGTCCCCCACGGATACGGCGATGTCCTTGCCATGGACCTCTATGACTGGGGCTACGATTGCCGCACGGGGATCGACTGGCTGTCGTTCACCGAGGCCGATCTTCCCGCCCGCTTCCGGAGCCAGCCGTATTCCGTCTTCATGAACCCGCCCTTTTCGCTCGCTTGCGCCTTCGTCGACAAGGCGCGCGAACTGGGGGCGCGCAAGATCGTCTGTTTCCAGCGCTTCGCTTGGTGGGAAGGGTCGTTCGACCTTGGCAAGCAACGTGGCCGCTGGTGGACCGGCAATCCGCCGAACCGCATCTACGTCTGCGGCGACCGCGCCGATTGCTGGCTATTCACGGTGCCGCCGGAGGATCGCAAATCGGGAACCCCCAGCGCCCACGCCTGGTTCGTCTGGGAGCGCGGCCATCCGCCGGGACCGGTGGCCGGTCACATCTGGAAAGATAGGAGGCCCTAATGACGGCATCGCCTTTCAAGAAAACCGATCCCGCCCGCCATGCGCTCTACGGCAAGATCGAGATCGCCCGCAAGCAGACCGGCCTCACTGACGACGATACCTACCGCGACCTCCTGGAGGTCCGCTACGGCAAGCGCTCGCGCACGCAGCTTTCCGTTGCGCAGCTCGTCGACCTGATCGAGCATTTCAAGGGGCTCGGCTTCAAGCCGGCGCCGGCGAAGACGCCGCTTAAGCACCGGGGCGGCGATCGCCCCAGGGCCGCCGGCAAGGTGCAGGGCAAGGCTCGCGCGCTGTGGCTGGCGCTCTACAACCTCGGCGTTATCGACGACCCGAGCGAACGGGCCTTGGCCCAATTCGTCAAGCGCCAGGCCGGCGTCGACGATCTCCGCTGGCTCGGCGGCGCTCACGGCTACAAGGTCATAGAAGCCCTGAAGGCCTGGGCCGCGCGAGATGGCGGGGTGTCTTGGGAGCCCTACGCGGTCCACGCCTCCGGGCGGGCGGAGAAGCGGCACAACCCGCGGGCCCGGGTGATGGAGGCGCAGTGGAAGCGGTTGGCCGAACTCGGCGTCGTCCGCATCGCCGGCATCGGCGCCCTGGCCCAGTGGGTCCGCAAGTTCATCGATTCCCCTTGCGCCATCTCGCACACGGCCATCGACGGCGGCCAGGCCGATCTCGTCATCCGCGCGCTCGGCGCCAAGATCCGAGAGGCCATGGGTAAATGAACGCCGCCGCCATCGCCCGGCGCCGCTCTCGTTTCCGCCGCCATACCCTGGAACGGGCGGCGCAAAGGGGCGTCGAACTGACGGCACGTGATATCCGCCGCATGGAAAGGACGCTGGAGCAATCGCGCCCGGCCTTCGAACAGCCCGGCGATTGCCGGTATCGAATCCGCGTCAAGACCGCGGCGGCGCGGATCTGCGTCCTCTACGACACGGCGCTTGGGTGCGTCCTGACCGTGTGGCGGTGGCGTCCGTCCTCGTCCGTTGAGGGAGACGAAAGAAGCGCATCACCGCGCTGTTAGGAGAGACGTCATGAGCGTTACTGTTCCTCCGGCCCAGGAAAATCCCGATAACTCGGCCATCCGCCCCAGGGCCAGAATGACTCCTCGGCCTCCCGAGTCTTATGGAGGGTGTCGTGCGCATAGCCAATCTTGTCTCGATAAGACGGACCGGGTATGCAGAAGGTGCTCACAGCGTCCAGGAGCTCTTTCGCCTCAAGGCAATACTGACTTGCGGCGAACACGAGACAAAGTTTGTCTTTGCCATCGACGCGCTCAAGCAGTCTCTCGCGTTGTGCGGGAGTTGCGGTTGCAAGGTGTCGCACCGTTTTCTCATTCGCCTGACGCCACCTGTACCAATCGGCAACTGAAAACTCGGCAATGGCGTCGAAAACATCCTCATATTCATCGCCTGATAGGTGTGTGGCGATCTCTTCGGCAATGTCTCCGCATCGCGTTGCGTATTTGTGCAGGAACATTGAGATCAACCTCCTCCGAGAAACTGGCGCAACCAAGAATAGGTAAAGCCCTCAACAAAGTCACTCGTGAAGGAGGCTGAGCTGTCCTCGCGGCGGATGGGTGGGAATGAAATGTCCGTTGGGAGAGTTTCCAATGGTTGACCATGCAGAGCCGCTTCGGAACTTCGCAAGGCGCCATGGCCGTGCCGCGTGACGACGATCCTTATGCCGGCTTGATCGGCGTTCTGAGGGACTTGGCCGAGCACATGGGCAGCGTGAAGGGCGCCCTGTCCCTGGCCCGGGAGTTCGGCGGTCAGGAGATCGTCGTTCCGGCCGAGGCGCGGCCGGACCATGACATCGCGCGGCTTTGCGGGTTCGAGGTGGCCCGGGCGTTGACGGAGATCCGCGGCCGCGAACGGATCACCATCCCGCTCGGCAACACCGATCGCCTGAAGAAGAACCGCATTCTCAAGTCCGAGGGCAGCCATGCCCAGGTGGCCCGCGCCGTCGGCTGTTCCGTCCGCTATGTCAAGATGGTGCGCGCCGCCGTGCGGCGGCGGGTTCCATTGCCCTTGTTCGAGCGTACCGGCGAGCGCCCTTGAAGGCGCGTCCTGGCCGGCGGGATCATCGGCTGGGTTTGGGTCCGGCGGCCTTGTTCCACCCCTTGAATTATTTCCCGGCGCGAGGCCGGCGCCGCAGGCGTTAAGGTCGGTTCGATTCAGGAGCGGCCTTTGACGCGGACCTCATTCGATAACGCCCTTGGTTTCGTGCTCACCCATGAGGGCGGTTACGTCGACCATCCGTCCGATCCGGGCGGCGCCACCAACTTCGGCATCTCGCTCCGCCATGCCGCGAACCTCGGCGACCTCGACGGCGATGGCTTCGCCGAGTTCGATCTCGATCTCGACGGCGCCGTCGATGAGGACGACATCGAAGCGATGACGCTGCGGGACGCCGCCGCCGAGTACCGCCGCATCTGGGCGCGCTACGGGTTCGCCGCGATCGAGGATGCGCCGATTGCGGCCAAGCTGTTCGACCTCTGCGTCGTCATGGGATTCCGGGGCGCCTCCCTTGTCGCCCAGCGGGCGCTCAGGGCCTGCCGCCAGGCGGTCAAGGAAGACGGCTACATGGGGCCGGTGACCATCGGGGCCGTCAACATGAAGGCGGCGGCGGGCGCCGATGAACTCATGGCCGCCATCTGCAGCGAGGCGGCCGGTTACTTCCGGTCGCTCGGCAAGCCCGGCTTCGAACCCGGTTGGCTCAACAGGGCCTATGACAGGCCCCAAATCCCAGAGGAGTGATCCCGTGAATACCCCCCGATTTCTGACGATCGCCGCCCTTCTTTTCGCCGCCGGCTGCAGCGTCATGCCCGGCAACCAAATCAACGCCGGCATCACCGAGGCCGACGTCGAGGTCTGTCAGGCGAACGATGGCAAGCCTTACGTCTGCAAGGCGCATATCGTCGACGGCAAGGAGAAGCAGTCGGTCACGCTGAGCGTCAAATTCCCGGACGGCCCCGAGGTGGGTTACGCCGCCGGCGGCGTCCGGGCGTTCGAGGCCCACCGCATCCGCGGCGCCGTCGAGCGGGCGGTTGCGGCACAATTGGGCGAGGCGGCTCCTGCGGTCGTCGACGCCATCACCAAAGCCGTGCTCGGGGCCGCCGGTCCGTGACCAAGGAACGGCTCGGGCGCGACCTGGTCCACTGGCATGTGGCCGATATCGCCTACGTGCGCGATGAGGACAAGGCGCGCGAGCTCCTCGCCCAACGCGGTTTTTCCGGGGCCCGCTTCTTCCATGACCGCCAGACCGGCACCGACGCGCTTTTGGCCCGGAACGGCGACGGCGCGGTTCTGGCTTTCCGGGGCACGGAAAAGAACCACCAGGACATTCTGACCGACCTCAGGTTCCGTTTCCGCGACAAGGGCGTCTTCCGGGTGCACCGGGGATTCGACGCGTCCTGGCTGTCGGTCCGCGATGAGGTTTGTCCGCGGGTCCGCGCGCTTATGCGCCACGGGGTCCGGGTTGCGGCCACGGGCCACAGCCTGGGCGGCGCCGTGGCGTTGCGCGCCGCCGCCGGCCTCGGCCTCGGGGAGGTGGTCACCTTCGGCGCCCCCGGGTCGGCGACCGCGCCTTCGCGGCCCATGCCCGGACAACGACCAACCACCGCCGCTATGTGCGCGGCGCCGACATCGTTCCTCTGGTGCCGCTGTTGAGCATGGGGTTCGTCCACGACCGGGCGCCGTTGTATTTCCCGGGGAGCGGCCGGCTGGTTCCGGACGCGTCCCTGTGGCGGGAGCTGGCCGGCCGCGCCCTGTCCCTCCTGTCGCTCGACTGGACCCTGGTCACGCAAGGCGCGTTGCCGTGTCCGGCGCCGAGGCGCATGTTCGAGGATCACAAGATGGCGGGTTACGGCGCCGATCTCGAGCGCGCTTATCGGGAGTGCCGGGCATGACGTGGACCGATCCGGCGGTGATCCTGATGGCAGTGATGCTGATGTGGACCATCGGGTTCAGCATCTGGAACGTGCGCAATCGGGATTTCGGGAAACACGCGACGGCGCTTGCCGATCACGAGGCGCGGCTGTCGAGGGTCGAGGGCTTCGTCGAGCGGCTGCCGCAACAGGTCGCCAGCCACTCCGATGTCGAGCTCGTTCATGGCCGCGTCGGCGAGGTCAAGGACACGCTCGCCAAGATGCGCGCCGACATGGGCGAGATCAAAGGCACGCTGGACGGCCTGCGCGGCACCGTCGCCGCATTGACCAGCCACCATATGGAGCGGCCATGAACATCAACGCTTCGATCCGCCTCGCCATCCTGCAGATCCTGGAGAGCGATCCGGGATACTCCGTCAATCACCGGATCATGCGGTCGTACCTGGAGGGGACCCGGGCATTCTCGCTCACCTTTGACCAGGTCAAGACCCACTATCAATGGCTGGCCGATCAGGGCCTGGTCACGCTCGAGGACGTCGGCGAGTACGCCATCGCGCGGCTGACCGCCGAAGGCCAGGAAGCCGCCAAGGGCCACAAGACCGTGCCCGGCATCGCCCGTCCACTTCCGGCTTGAGAAGGTCACAATGGCCCGTAAATCGTCCATCGATACTCTGCCGCCGGAGGTCCTGACCCGGCTCAACCAGATGATTGGCGAGGGCCTTCTTTCCCTCGACGATCTCAAGGCCTGGCTCGACGGCCATGGCCACGACAGATCCCGCTCAGCGCTCGGCCGCCACGCCAAGAAGATCCGGAGCGTCGCCGCGAAGCTGAAGCAGTCCCGCGAGATCGCCGACTCCCTGACCCGCGAGATCGGCGAGGATCTGACCAGCTCCAAGCAGGGCCGCATCCTGGTCGAGATCCTGCGCACCATGGTCTTTGACTTCGCGACGAAGAAGATGGACGACGATGGCGACGAGGAGACCGGCGCCGGCGAGTTCTTTTTCCTGGCGAAGGCCGTCAAGGAGCTGGCCCAGGCCAACAGGCTGGACCAGGACTACGAGGCCAAGGTCCGTGAGCGGATTGGCAAGGAAGCAGAGGACAAGGCCAGGAAGGCGCTCAAGGACAAAGGCGTCAAGAAGGCCGACTCGGAGGCGGTGCTCGCGGCGATCCGCGCCGTCTACACGGGCTGACCATGTCCAAAGGACTGCTCTACGGCTATCAGAACCGGTGGTTCCAGGACCGGTCCCGTTTCAAGGCCGGCATGTTCGCCCGCCAGACCGGCAAGACCTTCACGACGACGCTGGAAGTGGTCGACGATACCGTCGAGGCGATGACCCAGGGGAAGCGCAACCTATGGGTCTTGGTTGTGCAAAAACGTCTGGGCAGACGGTTCGATTTGCAGGGCGCGGCAGTGATCGGCGGTTGTTGA